CACATGACCAAGCAGGTCCATTCTACGGGAGTAAAAAGAGTCCCGATCGCTATCACTAAACCCACTGCCAACATTAACGGAAATTCTACGTTCATTGTCTACCCCTTCACAAATAATTGCACCCAGTCTGCCTTGATTACGGCCAGTGCCTTCTTCAAATCCCACTATATTTAGATCCAATGTAATAGTGGGTTTCCATTTCATCCATGCCGAGTTGCGTGTGCATTTGTACACCGCATCCAGGTCCTTGATCATGATGCCTTCATAGCCAGTGTCCACTGCTGTTTTGGCAAATCGATCCATGATGTCATGTCCTTGGCTGGTATCAAGGTCTACGTTCAGACCGGGCACCACACGCAAGCAGTCAGTGTCTTGAAATAGATCATGTAATTTTTCTAGAGCATCTAGTCTCGAGGACAGCCCAACATTAAAAACACCCTGTTCAAACTTGTCCAACGGAATAAAATCAAACACATGATACATCATGTTATCTGTTTGAGCATCGCTTTTTCTATGAGCTTGCTTCATTAGGCTTTGAAAACTTTCACCCACTATTTCGCCGTCTAACACCACATTCATGTAACCACCAAGCTTGCCACGTATGTGATTGGCAAGTTCAAACAATTGATTTTCTATCATGGCAAAGTTATCAAATACCTTGCCGTTGCGACTGTACAATGTAACCGAACTGTTCACAGAGATAACAGCCAGCACCCGAACACCATCAAGTTTGCACTCCAGTCTCTTGTCGCCTTTGAGCTTGTGTGGATTACCATCGCTGTCCTGTGCCAGCTGACAGGTGAACACAGGAATACGCCATTCGCTTTTGCCCAGCACCTTGTTCAGGGTCTTTTCGGATATGCCGCAGCGTAGATCCTTGATCAATACTCTACGGCATACCAGATTCCATTCTTTGCTGTCAAAGTCTGCCATAACACGATCAATTGCGGCTCTAGCAGCGTTGCCTGTGACCGAACGTGTGCGTAGACTTTCACACAAGGCCCAGAATTGTGGCCAATGATTAGGACGATTAGAAAGGTTCTCACTTTCTGGAACCTTTTTTACATGATAGGTAAAAAATGGATTATAGGCCAGATAGCAGTTAAACAAAAAACACTGCGCATTGTAGCTGCCCAGTTTCGCAGCCATGAGAGCTTTTTCAATCACACGCTCTTTGTGCAAGCGGCTATCAGAACTTTCTAGGTCACGAATCCATTCTTCTGCCACTGCGATGCCTTGAAAATGATCATTGTCTATGTCAATACTTATCTGCGGTGCTATACGATTGGACATGGGTCGCCTTTAGTATATAGATACACGCAGTATAACATGTGCTGAATTATTGGTCAACCAAAGAAAAGTGTTTACTAACTTACAACAATATTGGCCGCTGCTTGAGATGAGGTATAATTGGTCTGGCCCATGTTGCCTGGTGCTGGAGGACTAGCAGGAGTAGCGGGGATCTGTGCGTCTGCTACCAGCCCACCGTTGTTTAGAGCAGCAATATTTCTACCTTCGCGTAGAGCTCCAACCACGGCCTGGCCGCCTTGATTCACTGTGTTAGCTATGGCATTGATATATTCAGCAGGACCACCTGCTTCCTGTTGAATACCATAGTCATGTAAACTATCTGCAAATGCCTGCACGCTGGGAAATTGATTGGGAGTTAGATTAGCGTAGTTTATCTGTGCCTTGGATAAATTGGTTACTTGATTACGAACAGTGCCGCAGATCACCTGCCAATTACTGTTGATGTTTGCCACTGCATTGGCATAGGTAGTAACATATCCGCTGATAAAACTGTTGGCACTAGAGCACAGACTCAAGATCGCTAGATCAGCATTGCCATAGGTACCTTGTCCTGGTCCACTTGGTATAATGATAGTGCCATTGCCATAGGTTCCGTTGAGTACGTTGACCATTCTTTGGTATGTGGTAGTGATATTGGTAATGTTGATATTGGCAACATTGGCCTGCACATTGATTAACTGCTGCGTGATATTGTATCCACTGGCACAGCCAAGAACATCGCCTAGTGTTAGGGTACCATCTGGGCCGGTGCCAGTGGCCACATTACTGGTCACATAGGTTCTAACATTAGCTGGCACTGCTTCGGTTAGGCTGTTGATTAAATTTAGACCCGCATTGGTTTCCAGAGTGCTTACTGTGTTAGCAAACTGTGCCATGGGAGTCTGTGCAATATTTTTCACCTGTTCAAAACTAGCCTGCAGAGCTTTGTTGGCCAAGGCTTGATCTGGTGGAATCATGGTTCTCAAACGATCATAGGTGATCATGCTGGAACCTCTCGTATGTAATACTGCGGTAACTGGCGTTCCAGGTTGCTGTTAACCGTGCCAGTGCTGTCAAGATAGATACCACGAATACCCTGTGTGGTAGTGGTAGTCATGGTTCTAAAACTGTTGGGGAATATCTTCACAGGGTTCAACAAGTCAGCCATGGTGTTTATGTTTGCGGTAGTACACTGCAACACAGCGAGTACCTGCACAAGATCTTCGCCTGTGATACGAGTCATGGCTTGATAGGCTAGACGCTGTAGATTGTCTGGCATTATAAAATCATTGTCAGTTAGTTGAGCTACAATGTTTGATGATATTCCTTCATTAATCAATGCAGTGCTCACCGCAGGTAGTACGCCTTGTGCGAACAAATTTTTCAGTAGCTGTGAAGGAGATCCAAGATCACCAAGTCGTTCAAGATTAATCACAAGGCCGAGTCGTTGTAGGTCTTGACCAAACTGCGGCAAGGCTTGATTCATTTTACTAACATCACCCGTGGTCAGACTATCCATGCCCGCAAAGGTCGGACCTAAAAATGTTGCACTGTTTTTTGATACATTGATTGTTTGGTTGGTGCCTGTGACATACCCAGTGGCCGCGCTGAAGGCCTGACAGAACTTGCTTAGGTCACTTTGATTGATTACCAGGCTAGCCTGTGTGGAAACTGCGCCTGTGACTCCTGGACTCACTCTAAGATTGGCATAGGTAGCAGTGATATTGGCAGGAAAACTTTCGCCTAGAGCAGCACAGGTGGTGCTGCCAATTGAGGTCATGGTATTGATAGTGCTGTTACTCAACACAGTGACATTAGAGTTTCCAGACACAACATTTGCACCCAAGGTCACTGCTTGTTTCCACTGACTTACCCAGGTCTGAGAGTTCCAGCTACTGAGCGAATTGGTCAGAGCCGGACTCACAGTAAGAGCTGTGTTTTGATTGATGCCGGCCAAGGCTATGAGTTGGAGTGGAGTTGTCATGCGGCAAATACGTTGGGACTACCTTGAGCAATGCTAGTGCAACTGCTGTAACCGTCGCCTACTCGTGCAACGGGCCTGCCATTTACAAAAACACTGCCGCTACCACCAGAAATTGGCTGTTGACAAAAAGGACAACTATCGCCACCGGGCTTCACGTGTGGAGTATTTTTATCTCCGCGGCGAGCTACACCTTTGCCATTGGCAAACACGTCACCTGATGCGTCCTGCACATTGTGACCTGAGCAATGTGGTACATCTGAATCACCCCTTCTGGCTACTGCGGGCATGTTCTATCCTCATGAGTTCCTGCAGCCGATCATTCCAGCTGTTGATTTCGTCGTGTTGCTCGTCAGTATGCGGCCCAGGTGGAATCTCAGGTAGAAACTCAATCACATGTTCAAAGTCCTGAGGTATTTGATCATAGTCATGATACGTTTCTAATTTACCATGCCGCATCACAACAAACTTATGCATTATCCCATTAGAATCTTGTTGCGTACCGGAGCTATACCTGTGGTAGCTTCAACATAGCGATCTCTTACTTCATCTAGCACCGGAGCCACCATACTGATATTGCTGGTATTTATAGTGACAGAATTCTGTGGATTTGCCGTGAACAAACTAGGCATGAGCTGTAGCCCACCCTGAGTAGGGATCACTGTCAAGGGATGAAACACTTCTATGGTTGTATCAGTGCATGCACCTACTTTGGCAACAAGCTCATCGCCGTTGGAAATCTTGATACAGTATACTTCATTGGTTTCTATTTGCATTTGCTAGCCTTTGTCTGAGTTCGGTGAATCCACCGATGAGTTCTTCATCTAAAAATATCTGTGGTACTGTTCTTGCATTGGGCACTGATTCCAAGAGTTGTTCACGAGTGTATCCGTGTCCAATACGACGTTCTTCAAATTCTATCCCACGCTGTTCCAACAAGGCCTTGGCCTGATCGCAGAAGGCGCAGTTGTCCTTACTCCATACTATGGCTTTCATTCTATTGTTCCTGTGGTTTTATAAGCTAGGTAATTCATCATACGTGATATCGTCGCTCATTACGCCGATAACATAGTTAGTTGATTCGTTCTCCTGGAGTGCAGTTTGTTTCTTATGAGTGTCTACGTGCTTGTTGAACCAAGGAATTGGTGTGCTGCGTGGTGCAGGCTGCTGATACTTGATACCTATTTCCTTGAGTGCATTCGCAGCGGTCCAGTCCATGAAGTCTTTGAGGATTCCTGCGTTGAGTCCAATCACAGGACCTTTTTTGAACAGGTAGTCTGCCCATTCCTTTTCTTCACGCACTACATCCGCATACATCTCATACACTTGATCTGCTAGTTCTTCGCGAGCACGAGCGAAGCGTGGATCTTCCTTGACAACTTGATTGATTAACCATGCGGTCCAATCACGGTGCATGATCTCGTCCTGCAGGATCAAACTGATAATATTGCCGTTGCCGATAAAGATTCTATTTTCTACCATGGCCAAACTAGTAGCAAAGCTGACCATGAATCGCAGAGCTTCTAGTGCATAGCTAGCATTCAAGGCCAGCCAAATAGCATCAACGTGTTCGGTTTCACTCACAGCGATACTGTTGTCATTGAGTTCTTTGCGGCAGTTTAGTCTGTGCAGCCAATCATAGTGACGGCCCACACTGCTTGCCATGTCCACAATTTCCTTGGTATCATGGATAGTGTTAAACACTTCCTTGGGCACGTTATAGATGTTACGAATGATGTGACTGTAACTACGACTGTGAATGTTTGTTTCAAAGAATGTCCAGTTATAGACCAAGGCTTCTAGTTCTGGTAAGCTGACCACAGGTGTAAAGATCTGACTTGGTCCGCGACCCTGTAAACTGTCCAACGCGGTTTGACGCAGTAGGTTACTGGTAAAGATATGTCGCACTGTGTCGGATGCTTCTTTGAAGTCTTGCGCATCTTTGGTTAGATTTACTTCTTCAGGCACCCAGAAAAAACCACGGGCTTCCTGTTCAAACTTAACCAACTTGTTGTATTTGACTTCTTCAAACCGTTGCACAGTCACAGGACCCGCTGGGTCCAAAAACATACGTCGATTTAGATAATCAGTGCGCGATGATAGATTGTATTGTTGTTGACTCATTAGTGAAATTGTTCCTCTTCGGTAGACCCTTTTAATGCCTGGGTGGCTGCGTTGGCTTCAATGGTTGTAGTGACTCGGTCAAAGTATCCGGTTCCCACTTCTCTTTGATGCTTGACCGCTTCAAATCCTCTAGCGGCTGCCGCGAATTCTCTCTCTTGAAGATCCACAAAAGCAGGCATGCCGCTGCGACTGTAATCATAAGCCAGATCAAACATGCCATAATTGAGGGCATGGAAACCAGCCAGCGTGATGAACTGGAACTTATAGCCCATTGCGCCCAATTCTCGTTGAAATTTTTGAATAGTTGCATCGTCTAGATTCCTCTTCCAATTAAAACTTGGCGAACAATTGTAGGCCAACATTTTATCTGGGAAGTGTTGATGTATACCTTCAGCAAATCGGCGTGCAAAATCAAGATCAGGTGTGCCTGTTTCGCACCAGATTAGATCGGCATATGGTGCATAGGCCAATCCTCGCGACATTGCTTGATCAAAACCGTTGCGGGTGTAATAAAACCCTTCCGCAGTACGTTCACCAGTAACAAAAGGCTGATCGTTGGGATCAATATCGCTGGTAAGAAGATTGCCTGCTTCAGCATCAGTACGAGCCAGCAGCAGAGTAGGCACGCCCATGACATCAGCTGCCAGGCGTGCTGCTTGGAGTTTGTTGATTGCTTCGCGAGTGGGTACAAGAACTTTTCCTCCCATGTGTCCACATTTCTTGGCACTGGCCAACTGATCTTCAAAATGCACACCAGCTGCACCAGCTTGAATCATGCCTTTCATTAATTCAAACGCATTGAGCACTCCACCAAAACCTGCTTCTGCGTCTGCCACAATAGGTGCGAAAAAATCAATGCTGCCACTTTGTTCCATCCACTGTATTTGATCAGCTCTGGTAAAAACGTTGTTAATACGTTGCACCACTGCGGGCACTGAATCAGCAGGATACAGACTTTGATCTGGATACATTGCTCCGGCCAAGTTAGCATCGGCGGCCACTTGCCATCCTGATAGATAAATGGCCTGTAGACCGGCCTTGACCTGTTGCAAGGCCTGCATGCCTGTAAGAGCACCCAGTGCATTGATATAAGACTCTGAGTGCAAACGTTGCCAGAGTTTTTCTGCGCCGCGTTGTGCTAGACTGTGTGTGACTGGATTGCTGCCCTGCAGATCTATAACCTGATCGGCGGTGTAATTTCTACAAATGCCTTTCCAACGTGGATCTTCTTCCCAGTGTTTTTGAAGTGAGCGAATTTTCTGTTCCCGTGTCATGATTGTCCTTGATTACAATTTACAGGCTTCGCAGTCGTCTTCTAGCATCTGTGTGTCAATTGCTAGTGCTGGCAGTGGTAGTTCCTCGAGGTCTTGACTCTTGGCACCTTGTTTGTTGATCAAGCTATAGTAAAAAGTCTTGATCCCCCAGTGATGGGCAAGCATGAGATTTCGAGCGATAAGCGTGGTAGGTACTTTGCGATTTGCAAAGTGTGCTGGATTATAAAACGTATTGGTTGAAATGCTTTGATCCACGTAGACCTGTAGTACCGCGGCGGTCTTGAGATAGCCCACACAGTCAGTTTGATTCCACATCAACTGATAGCGATTTTTCAACTTATGATATTCTGGAACAACCTGTGTGAATGATCCTGCCTTGCTTTCTTTCACAGTGATCAAGCTCATGGGCATTTCAATGCCATTGGTTGAATTGATTACCACAGAACTAGATTCAACTGGAGCAATGGCCATAAGCGTGGCATTGCGCACACCATGTTGCTTCATTTCAGCACGCAGTGGTTCCCAATCAAGTTCTGGTGTGAAGTCTGTGAGTTCGTTGGCACCTTCAGCACGCAGTTCCCAGGGAAATTGACCTTGGCCATAGCGTGTGTGATCACTGTCGCGGCAGCGTCCACGTTCCCGGGCTAGTTCCACAGTGGCCTCGGTAAGATAAAATGCCTGATGTTCCATCCAGCTCTTGACTTCGGCCAAGGCATCGTTTTCACCATACTGTAGGCCACGTTTGGCATGCCAGTAGGCTAGATTGGTTATGCCAATGCCCAAGGGCTGTATTTCTTCGTTGCTTAGACGAGATTGAATGGAAAGAAAATCTTGATAATCCAGTATGTTACAAAGGCTACGCTGGAGTATACGACAAGCACGCCGCATGTCTTCTGGATGTCGGAATGCACCCCAATTGATTGAGCCCAGGGTGCACAGCGCGATACGACCATTGCTGTCATCCAAACGTTTAAAGGGTTTAGTAGGTAAAAGTATTTCACAGCAAAGGTTACTCTGATAGATTGTATGATATTCAGGATCAAAAGGACCTTGGTTCATGACATTGTCAATGAACACCAGATAGATACGTCCTGTGTCTGTGCGTTCTTTTAAAATTCCAGATTTAAAAACTTCTTCTGCTGCGATAACTTTCTTGCGCAGCTTAGGATCTTTCTCGTATTGGCAGTATAGATCTTCAAACCGTTGTGTGTCTGTGTAGAAAGCTTCATATAGGTCTGGTACTTCATTGGGATCAAAGAAAGTAATGGATTCTCGATTTTTAAACCTACGCCAGAAGAAAGCACTGAGCACCACGCCGTAGTCCATGTGTCGTACTCGAGTTTCTTCCGTGCCTTGATTATTTTTAAGCACAATAAGATCATCAAACTGATGATGCCAAATTGGATAGAAAACAGTGGCACTAGCATTGCGAATACCTCCCTGCGAACAACTACGTAGATCACCAAACCATTTCTTCAAGAACGGCACCATGCCGGTGTGCATGATTTCGCCACCACGTATGGGCGACCCCAAAGGACGTAGACGTCCGATCTCCAAACCAATGCCGGCACGTTTGCTGGCATACTTGGCCATCATCTCTCCAGAAGCAAATATGCTATCCAGATCGTCGTCACTACGTATAAGAACACAGCTACTAAACTGCTTGGTGGGAGTACCCAAACCAGCAAGAACGGGAGTAGCGAGAGTAAAAAGACCATCACTGGCTGCTGTATAATATTCTTTGATGTAGCGCATACGTGCTTGATTGGGTTCTTCCTTGTGAAAGACCGTAGCAG